GTGATGGTATGCCTCTTGGTATTTCTGGGACTTTCAATTTCATGTTCGTATTCCAAGCCGAACATAATATCCTCATGCATCCTTTCCACATGCTCGGTGTTGCTGGGGTATTCGGCGGTGCTCTTTTCTCTGCAATGCACGGAAGTCTCGTTACTTCCTCACTGGTTAGAGAAACGACTGAGAATGACTCCCTTAATTATGGATATAAATTCGGACAGGAAGGAGAAACCTATAACATCGTTGCAGCTCACGGATACTTTGGACGTTTAATTTTCCAATATGCTTCTTTCAATAATAGTCGGGCTCTTCATTTCTTTCTTGCTGCTTGGCCAGTCACTTGCATCTGGCTTACCTCCATGGGAGTTTCTACGATGGCATTTAACCTTAACGGATTCAATTTTAATCAGTCCGTTAATGCTTCAAATGGAGCCGTTATCCCAACTTGGGCTGACGTATTAAACAGAGCTGATCTTGGTATGGAAGTAATGCATGAAAGAAATGCACATAATTTCCCATTAGATTTAGCGGCTTCTGAAACTTCTGAAGTTGCTTTAGTAACACCAACTATAGGTTAAAAAAATTTTTAACAGTTTAACAAAATATATAAAAGAGACTGTTGACTCTGTTAAGTATATCTTACAGGGTCTTTCAGTTACCTTTGACCATATGGGTAGACGGCCAATAACAGTTCAATATCCTTATGAAAAACTAATACCATCTACTCAATACAGAGGAAGAATTCATTACGAATTGGATAAATGTATTGCATGTGAGGTTTGTGTAAGGGTATGTCCTATAAATTTACCTGTTGTCGATTGGGTCATGAATAAGGAAACTAAAAAGAAAGAACTTAGAAATTATTCTATTGACTTCGGTGCTTGTATATTTTGCGGAAATTGTGTTGAGTATTGTCCTACAAATTGCTTATCAATGACTGAAGAATATGAACTGGCTGCATTTGATAGGCATAGCTTAAATTATGACAATGTTGCATTAGGTCGTCTACCTACAAACGTTACACTTGATCCTAGTGTGAAAGCATTAAGAGAACTTGCTTACCTTCCTAAAGGTGAAATGGATCCACATTAACCACGTACGTTTATCCATCAAGGACGCATGAAACCTAAGCATGAAACGGGGCTTAGGTAATTGAGGTGTGTTATGTCTCCAGTAGAATTGCAAGCTCGCATCGAAGAGCGTAAACAATACGAAAGAGAAGAGAAACTCAAATATCGTGGTGTCACTTATTACAAAAAATTTAAATCTTAACTATGAAATTAATTGCTCTGTCTACCCTGGCGGCTGTTGCTGCTACCTCTGCAATCCCGGCGAGAGCTGGATTCTATGTGAACGTAGAGACTAATGGATCAAGTGTTGGAAGTGATTTCCAATCAAGAACTACTGAAACTCATATTGGGTATGAAGGAAATATTGGACAACTAGGTTGGTACCTACAAGGTGGACCAGCATTCTTAGGTACAGATGCAGCCGATGGCACCACGGAACTTAGTGGGAAAATCGGTGGCACTGTTCAAGCTACAGAAAAGCTTGGCATCTATGGTGAACTAGCGGTTCAATCAAATGAAACTACGGACACAGTTTACGGTTCCAAACTCGGAGCCAAATGGAGTTTCTGATATGAGTCAACAAAGTGACGCAGCACCAGCTTCAGTTACAAAGCTGACTCCAGAAACAGAGAAAGAAGAAAAGAAAGAAGAGAAAGAATATCAATCTCTAGAGGAAGCCTTTATGGGCGACTCATGAGAAATCAATTAGTTAATGCTTTAAAAGCACACGCCTCTGGTGAGATTGCAAAACATCTCGCCAACGTTGAGGTTTACTTACACAATCCTGTTGGGATTGGTGAGCACTCTGACGTAACTGAGGCAATAGGTATTGAGTTAGATAAAGTAGCTCGTTATCACGATCAAATTGAAGTGATAAATAAATATCTTAAATAACCGTTTAGGGAGCACCTCAGAGTCGGACTCCCTATTCTTTTGGCTCTAAGCCCTCCACGGAGGATACCTTTTAGCCGTCTAGACGGTGGGAAAGACCACAAAAACAATCGATTTAATTTCCGGGAACGATCATTTATACCTTTTAGAATTTAAAAATATAGGAAAATGGCTCAACAGAGTACAGACCATCAAGCGTCATTAACACGCCAAGGTCAAGCAAACAGCACAGGGGACGCTCGTGCCCTTTATTTAAAGCTGTTTAGTGGAGAGATGTTTAAAGGATTTGAGCATCAATCTATAGCAAGAGATCTCGTAATGAAGAGAACTCTTAAGAACGGAAAATCTTTACAATTCATCTACACAGGACACACCAAAGCTGAATTCCATACACCTGGAAACAGCATACTTGGTAACTCCGATGGAGCACCTCCAGTAGCTGAGAAAACCATAACTTGCGATGACCTCCTTATCAGCTCAGCTTTTGTGTATGAGCTAGATGAGACACTTGCACATTATGAGTTGAGAGGAGAAATATCTAAGAAGATTGGATATGCACTTGCTCAGAAATATGACCGACTAATCTTACGTGCCGTAACTCGCGGTGCAAGAGTAGCTAGCCCAATCACGAAATCTAATTTCGTAGAACCCGGCGGAACTCAGATTCAAGTTGGAGCTGGTTCTGATGCTGACGACGCTCTTAACGCAGGTAAGCTTGTAACTGCATTCTATGATGCAGCTGCAGCTCTTGATGAAAAAGGAGTTAGTGGTGACGGCAGAGTAGCTGTTCTTAACCCAAGACAGTACTACGCTCTTATCCAAGACGTTGGTTCAAACGGTCTCATTAATAGAGACGTACAAGGTACAGCCTTGCAGTCTGGTAACGGCATCATTGAGATAGCTGGTATCAAGATCTTCAAGTCTATGAATGTACCTTTCTTCAGTAAGTATGGTACTAAGTATGCTCCAGCATCTAGTCCTACAGCTGGTACTGACCCAGCAACAGTAGATCCAGGTAACACAGGATCCTTTGTTGGAGAAGCCACTGAAGATGCTCGCAGTTCCGTAACTGGTATCAACAACGATTACGGTAATGCAACTTCATTCGCCAACTCATGCGGACTTATCTTCCAACGTGAAGCCGCTGGTGTTGTTGAAGCAATTGGTCCACAAGTACAAGTAACCTCTGGTGATGTTTCAGTCATTTACCAGGGTGATGTGATTCTTGGAAGACTTGCAATGGGTGCAGATTACCTAAACCCTGCAGCTTCTGTAGAACTATTCGCTGGTACTACAACTAAACCTGCTGCTTTCTAAATACAGTTTTATACGGGGGGTCTTTGTACCCCCTTTTTTTATGCAATAAATTATATGGCTAACCCATCATTAACATCTCCCGATACCGAACTATCCGCCGTGAATACAATTCTGGGTGCCATAGGTCAAGCACCAGTTTCCAGTCTTGATTACGATGCTGCTACTGATACAGGAGCTTTTGAGAATCCAGAAATAGGTCTGATATACAACTTGCTTAGAGAAGCAAATATTGATGTTCAGAACGAAGGCTGGGTATTTAACACTGAAGATCATATTGAATACACACCTGATGCTGATGGTTTTATCCAGGTACCAGACAATGTATTACGTATGGACATTACAGAAAGTACTGATAAGAATTTTGACCCTATAAAAAGAAATGGACGTTTATATAACAAAGTTAATCACTCAGATGTATTTGAAAATAATGTATTTGTTAATCAAGTAACTCTTGTTGAATTCACAGATCTACCAGCTGTGTTTCAAAGATGGGTAACTTATAAAGCTGCCACTAGAGCTGCAGCACAGTTAGTAGCTAATACTGGACTTGTTCAAATAATGGCTGCTAAAGAAGGTGAAGCAAAAGCAAATTGTATTGAATATGAATGTAATCAAGGGGACTACAACTATATGGGTTTCCCTCACGAAACACATTTCACAACTTACAAACCATATCGCGGGCTTAGGAGATAATGACAGCAATTACCCAACAAGTTGAAAACTTTATACAGGGTATCTCAAAACAACCGGATGAATTAAAAAGTACAGGACAAGTAAACGATTTAAAAAATGCATTACCTGACGTAACGTTAGGGTGTATTAAAAGACCTGGAAGTAAATTAGTTAGTGCAATAACACCTTCTAGTGGAACATTAACTTGGTTTCATATTTATGAAGATTCAACAGATCAATACATAGGAAATGTCAACACCTCTGGAGCAATCCAAGTTTGGAGAACAAGAGATGGTGCATCAATACCTATTGATTATTCAGCAGTTCCGGGCAGTAGTGCTTGTACATATTTATCTGGTTGGACTAATTCAGATGAGATACAACCTTTAACTATTAATAGAAGAACTTATCTATTAAATAGAAACACAACAGTAGCAATGAAAACGGGTACTTCTGATAAATCACCCGCTGAAGTACATGAAGCAATCATTGAATTAAGTTCCATTACTTATGGAAAACAATACGCATTAGATATATTTGACCCAACTAGTACAGCTACTACAACAACTAATAGAGCAACATCTATAGCTGTACGAGAAGATTTAACATTACCTGGGTCTGGATATACAAACGATGGTAAATGCTCTCAAATGACTAGAGAGACAATTACACAAGGAACCATAAGTGGTAAAACAAATTTAAGAGTAGAAGTAGATATTAGATGTGCACCTATTGCTGAAGGTGGTGGTGATGCAAGTAATCATCCTAATTATGATGATTCATACCAGACATTCGCTAAATTACAATTTGGTGGAGAAGGTTGGTCTACTGGAGATACTTTTACATTTACCACTGAAAAAGGTACAAGTGGAACTATTGAAATTAAAACTCATGCAACACTTACATCAAGAGCAAATATTGCAAAGGTAAGACCACCAGCAACCTCCTCTAATTCTGAAGAGGCAGTAACAGCAGAAGTAATATTAGGTGAAATGAAAGCTACTCTAGATGCAATATCTAGTACTGGTATAACTGCAACTATTGTTGGTAAATGTCTTCATTTAAGTAGATCAAGTGCATTCAGTGTTACTACACCTGAACCAGCTTTATTGAACGTAGTTACAAGTGAAGTAAATAGCTTTGGTGAACTACCAACACACTGCAGACATAATTTTAAATGTAAAGTATTAAATAGTGGTGAAGATGAAGACGATTACTATGTATCGTTTAGAGCTGATAATGTTGATGCCAGTGTTACTGCAGATAGATTTGGTAGCGGTGTATGGGAAGAATGCCCAGCTCCTAACCTGACAATTAAGTTTGATGAAACAACATTACCTGTATCTTTAGTTAGAGAATTACCTAGCGGATCTTATTCTAACGGTAGATTTCTAGTACAATCTCCAGCTTGGATTGATCGTAGTGTTGGTGATGATACTACAAACCCACAACCTTCTTTTGTTGGAGAAAAAATTAACAAGGTTTTATTCTTTAGAAATAGACTTTGTATGTTTTCTAGAGAGAATATAATATTTTCACAAACAAATGATTTCTTTAATTTCTGGTCTAATTCTGCTGTAGCAGTAGCTAATGATGATCCAATAGATATACAATCTAGTTCAACATTTCCTACAAAATTATTTGATGGAATAGAAGTTAATACAGGGCTTTTAGTATTTGCTAATAATCAACAGTTTATGTGTACAACTGACAGTGATTCGTTTAGCCCATCAACTGCAAAAATTAATAGCTTATGTAGTTATAACTTTAACTCTGCAACTAAACCCTTTTCTTTAGGAACTACAGTTGGTTTCTTAAATAGTACTGGTAAAAATGCCAGGGTATTTGAGATGACAAATATACGTCGTGAAGGGGAACCTATTGTTGTTGAACAAAGTAAAATTGTAAGTAAATTATTACCAATAGGATTAACAGAACCTACAGTATCAAAAGAAAATAATCTTTTACTTATAGCAGAACCTGGATCAAGTGAAGTTTGGGGATATAGGTATTATCAACAAGGCGATAAGAGAGTACAATCAGCGTGGTTTAGATGGACATTTAGTGGTACTATTACACACCATGTTATCTTAGATGACGTATATTACGTTGTACTAAAGAATGGAAGTAATTATACACTAGAAGCCATAGATGTAAAGAAACAATCAGCCACGACGCTTGTAGGCACCTCTCCTGACGATTATAGAATACACCTTGATTGTCATTCAGTTGTAAGCTCATTAGCAAGTAATACATATAACGCATCCACTAATAAGACTACATTTCCAAAACCAACAGGTTACAATAGTTCTAATCAATTAGCTGTATATAATAATAATGCAGGTAATGATGTAGGACGTTTTGGATTAGTAACAGTTAATGGTAGTAATTTAGAACTTACAGGTGATTGGACTGGAGCTAATTTAATACTTGGTTATGAATTTGAATGGTTAGTTGAATTACCAACTTTATTTGTAAAAAAAGCTGTTGGTGGTGGTCAAAGGTCTGATACTAGATCATCATTAATTATCCATAGATTAGGTTTTATATTTGGTTCAACTGGTCTAATAGATGTTGTTTTAAAACGGAAAGGAAGACCAGATTACACTAAGTCTTATGAATCAATAGTATGGGATGTATATAATATTAATAGTGTAAATATTGCTGAAGATGCACTTCATACTGTTGCTGCATATGAAAGAAATAAAAACCTAACTATACAACTCAAATCAAAACACCCCTCCCCAGCTTCACTACATTCATTGAATTGGGAAGGTGATTACAACACTAAATTTTATAAGATTGTTTAAAGAAAATACACTCACATTAGAGGCGGCTACCGAAGTTGCCTCTAATTTATTAAATTCTGATTTAAAAGAACTAACAGAAGGTCACGGAATATCACCCGAAGTTCTTCCATCAATAGCTTTAAAACAAGAATCATATGAATACATACTCAACGGTAGAACTGCCGCAATGGGTGGTGTATCAAAAAACGGACAAGTTTGGTTGTTATGCACACCTCTAATTAATAAACATCCTTTAGCTTTTGCACGAGGTATAAAACAAGTTGTCTACAACAGACCAGAGCCATTACTTTGGAATATTGTTGACAAACGAAATACAACACATTTAAAACTCTTAAAATTTTTGGGATTTAAGTTTTTAAGAGAACTTCATTACGGTCCCAATAATTTATTATTTATTGAATTTTGCAGATTATGTACAGCAAATTAAAGGAGAGAAGTTATGGATCCTAAAATGTTTGGAGTAATAACAGGCGGACTAGGCTTGTTAGGAAGTTTTACTAAACATGAACTTACAAATGCAGATAGACAACGTCGTAACCGTCTAGCAATTAAAGAACACCATAGAGATGTTGCAGCAAAAACGTTACAGGATATGGTGAACGAAATTAAATATCAGAATTTTGTACAAGATAGTAAGAGAGAAGCACAAAATAATTTTAGAACAGCTATGTATAACATTGCTTCTAATGATTTAAATTTATGGAATAAAACAACTCAAGCTGGTAATGAAGTAGCAGCAGCCTATGCAAAAATGATGGGCAGTGGAGGAGGAGAGCAAACAGGACGAAGATCTAAGCAAACTACATCTAACAGAAAAGCAATTCTTGAATATGGACAAACTCAAGCCAGGATTGCTGCTGAACTTATAGGAAATCGCAATACAACTATTTTAAATAATGAAATGAGAAGAGTCGCTGCACAAAATAGTTTAGAACAATCCACACTCGATCAAAGGACAGGAAAACCAATAGTCGGTTTAGATCCAACATTTGATCCAGATAATTTAATTCCGATGACATCTCCTATCGAATTAGCTTTAAATGTAAGTGGATCATTCTTGTCTGGATATAACGCATATCAAAATTTAAAAGCCCCTGATAAAAATGAAATAAAAGCTCCTAATGAAGGTGATGACTATGAGTAGATTTGACCAAGCTCTTGATAGCTTTGCACAAAATGAAATACAAAACGCTAAGCGTGCTACTGCTAGAGAGCGTACTAAAATAGATGCTCTTAGACAAAATGATGTTTCATTATTAAATAGTCTTTCTGGATTTTCAAAGACATTAGCAAAAACAGCTGAGCAAAAAACAGAAGAACAGAGAAGAAAAGATGTAGCAAGAGGTGCGGCATTAGCTCATGAAGAGCATATGCATAAACTAGAAACAGAAGGTACTGACGATATTCCTCTAGAGGAGAAACAAGCATTTGAAGATAACAAAACTCAATTAAAGGAAGCTAAGCAAAAAGAACAGGAAGCTAAACAAGACATCATAAAAAATGGTGGTTCTTTTCATGACGCTGAAAAAATAGATAATCTTAGTGGATGGGCTTTATATAGCTATTCATCTCAACGTGCAGCTTTACTTGGTGGAGAATATAAAAATTGGTTAGAAGGTGTGTTTGTTGAATCAGATATAGAAATACAAATGGGTGAAGATAAATTCTTTCCTCATGAAGCAAGGACTTTAGAGCAAAAGAAATTTGCTTTAAGACAGTTGCGAATTAAGTATATGGAAGAAAATGGTCTAACAGATTTAAATAGAAACCTACTAGCAGAGAAAGGTGGTTTTTATGAACAAGCTACCACCACAAATCAAGCAGTTTTTCAAAATTTTTCAAGACAAGACCGTATAGAAAAGAGTCAAGAAAAAATAGAGAATGCAAAAATCGAATTTAAAAAAGATAAAGATTACAATAAACTAGTATCTAATCTTATTGGACTTGCTGACCAGAATGGTATCGTTGATACTACGATGAGGACTGCAAAAAATAAAGCATTAGAAATTATAAAAGCTGAAATTGATGTAGGTAAATTTGACTCAGAAGATTTAGAAGATTTAGGTGATACAGAAATTGATGGTGTTAAATTTAAAAAGAAGTTCGAAAATGATTATGAAGGTCTTATACAAAATATAGCAGCAGCTGAACAAAAACAAGATCAACATGACGATCGTGTACTAAATAATGAAATGGATGAAGCTGGGGATAAAGCACTTAAAGAGTTTTTAAATCTACCACGAGAAGAACAAAGTACAATACGCCTTCAAACTATATATAGACAAATTAGGACAGCTAACGGTGGAAGATTAATGGGTCAAACACACCGAGCTCTAGAAACAGTCTTAGAGTCTATGACTGTAGATAAAGTTGATTATTCAAATCAAGAGCTTGAGGTTAAACAAAAGATTAAAAATCTAACATTAACCACTGAAGAGTTAGCAAAATATGACCCTAGATTGCAATCACAATATTCAAATACTGCAGCAGTTATTGATAAAATACAACCTAATTATGCAGCAAGTAAAGAATTAATTACAACGTTTTTAAATGACCAACTAAAAGGTACAGGTTTAGAAAAAGAAGATTCTTGGCCAATTTATAGAAAACAAATTATTGATGAATATAAAAATATAATAAACTTTAATATTAAAAATAATGTTAAAGATCCAGAAAAAGAGGCTACATCTTATATTTTAAATAAATATAAAGATGGAAAACTTAACAGTATTTATCTTTCCAATAATTCAAGCTTTCCTATAGCAGCAGGTTACAGCAAACAAAACGCAGAGGCAAGTTCTCAAATAGTAAATAACAGAAGAAAGATTGAAAATGCAAAATTATTAAATCAATTAAGTGATGTAAATTACGGTGATATGTTTTCAGCAAATAAAGTTGAAGGTGTTATTAGTAAAAAAGCTTTATTGGAACAAACAAGATATTTAATAGAATCAGATCAATTAGAGGAAGGTAAAGGAGTTGGTAATAGATTTCCAGGTATAGTTTATAAATTACATGAAATATATCCTAATAAATCTAAGAAACAAATACTTAATGATTTACTAGGTCATTATAAATTAGGTAGTTTAAAAAACACAAAGTTTGAGGATGAAATTGAAAAAGATAAAAACTTAGTAAAACAATTAAACAATCTTTATAGTGAAAGTGATACTCAAAGATTTTTAGGCAAAGCTAATAAGAACCCAGAGTTTTCTAAAACATATACAGATAATAAAGAAAAAAATATATTTTTAAATTGTTTAGCAAAACACCCAGAACTATTTAAATTTGGAGATAATTGGGAATTAACACCCGAAGCTAGTCAATCAATAAATAAAATACTTTATTCACATACTGGAGATAGTATGTTTCTACCAGGAACAATGAGATCAGAATTATTTTAAATTATGGAAAAACCTCCATTTGAGGAGGAGAAGTTGTTAGACAGTGAGACTGTCAATAATGTAGAAAATTTTGTTAAAGAGTCGGATGCTGAATGGGATCAAATATTTGGCAATCAAGATTCGGAAGAAAATGCAACTTCTACTCCTCCAATAACTCAAGACTCTTCTGCGGAAGAGGTAACACCTACACCTACACAAAGACCAAGAACTAATGCTGAGATTTTTCAGCTTCTCACTACTAAAGAAGGCTTACAAGAATTCTCAGCTGGTTTCAGTAGAGAATTTAGTTCACAAAAATTCAATTGGAAAAACCCGACTACTTGGGATAACCTCCCCTCTTCAATGGGAGCTGGAGTAGTAGATACTGCAATTGGTGTTACAAATTTAATACCTTATGTAAATATCCCACGTTTACCAAAATACGAACAAGAGGGATTACAAGCTGTTAGAGATCTCAGCTCAATTCTTATCCCTACTATGGGTTTAACAGGTAAATTAAATAAGTTTGGAAAAGCAGCACATGCAAAAGTTGGTTGGAAAATAGGTAATGATCCTTTAGTTAAATTTATAGGTAAAACGGGAATTGGTGCCGGAGCAGGTGCATTAGTTGATGGAACTGCACCTGTCCAAGAAAGAGATCACAACGCTTTAGGTCAACTTAAAAAAGCTTGGCCAAAATCATGGGGTTGGGTTTCTGATGACTGGGCTACTTTAGATAGTGATGGACCTGACCAAAAACGTCAAAAAAACATAAAAGAAGGTATTGGCTTAGGTATATTTGCTGATGTTTTAGTAGGTGCTGGTAAATTAGCTAAAGCATTAAAAGGTAATAAAAAAGCTTTAGGTTGGATACCTGAGAACGAGAAAGCTAAAAACCTTCTTACAAATTTAAAAAAGAAAGAAGAACTATCTAAAGATCCGATAGAAAACGCCATACTAAATAGTGCAAAACAACGTTCTGATGATTTAGACGAAACAGGTCTTTTTAATTTAGGAAGATCAGTTGATTTAGATTCACCAGTAAAAGGTTTCCACGATTTATACGATTACACTGAAACAGGATATAGATCAGTAGATGAGGGAGGTATTTTTGGTGCTTCTGTTGACCTTGTAAGAATTAACAATAACATCGATACAATTCACGGAAGGATTGGGTCTTTCTTTACTGATAATGCAATTAAATTAGGTTTAGAAGCTGATGATGCTGGTCATAAATTTATAAAAGAACAAGCTGATTTGTTATCAGATAGTAAATATGGATATCGTTTAAGTGATACTAAATATCTAAGTTTTGACGACATGAATGCAGCTGGTGAACAATTAGCAGCTGATCTTTACAAGATGGATTTAGATGAAATAAAAAGAACACTTAAACCTTTATCACAAGAAGATCTTTCTACTGGAGCAACAACATTAACTGATGTTGGATATGCAGGTGTATTTAAATCAATTAATAAATACATGAAAGATTACGCAACGATGGATATTGCAAAAGCTCAAGCATATACAGCTACGTCTTTTGCTGGTCAAGTATCTGATATGGCACAAGCTAGTCGTTTAGTAAATGATAACCCTGCACAAGTTGCTCATGCTCGTGAACAAATTCTAGATAGGTTGCAATATTTAATGCAGATAAAAGCTACCACTTCTTATACAAGAGGTAGAGCATTAAATATGATGAATTTATGGAAAAGACTTACAAAAGGTTCAACAAAATTAAGTCCATCGGAAGCTAGATTAGCTGTTGAAAATGAAGGCTCAACAACCTTAGAAGCATTACAAAAAATAAGAACAGATAGTTTTGATACTATTGAAAGCCTACGAAATGTACAAAGAGAAAAACCTCATTTATTAGATCCATTAATACTTGCGTATGAACATACTGATGGAAATATAGATAGCATTACACGGCTAAATACATATTTACAAAATACAACAGGTGTAGTTGGTAAAGCATTTTTAGATAACAACCCAGATATGCCATCGGCATGGGTTAACGGTATGTGGGCTAACATTTATAACTCTGTTTTGTCTTCTATAGGTACACCTGCAAAAGCTGCAGCTTCAAACATTGCAATAATGATTGAACGTCCAATAGCTACAATAGGTGGTGCTTTATTAAGTGGAGATAAAGCTACTGCTCAACGTGGTATGTATATGTACACAGTTGGGATACTAGATACTTTTCAAAAATCTTTAGCTCATATGAATCAGGTATATAGAAGAGCAGCTAATGATCCTGGTTCAGTGCACTACATAATGCGTGAAGACATTGCTAGAGCTAATAAAGGCCAAATGCAAATCTTAAATAGTTATGCTGATGCTGCTGAAATTGATGGAAATTTAGGACCAAGATTTATTGTTAATCAAATTGAAGAAATGAATGCTTTAGCAGAACATCCTTGGATGAGATTTAGTGCTAACGCTATGACAGCATTTGACGGATTTACTAAAGCATTTGTAGGTAGTGTTGAAGCTAGAGGTAGAGCATATGACCAATTAATAAAAGCAGGTCAACCAGTAACTAAAGCTGAAGTTAAAAAATTAGGTCAAGGTCTTTACGATCAAATGTTTGATGCTAATGGTTTCATTACTGATGAGGCTGTTGAATATGCAAGTAGAGAAATAGCTATGAACCTTGATAGCCAAGCTGTGCAAGGTTTAAACGATGTAATAAGAAGATTTCCAATATTTAAACCCTTCTTAATGTTCCCTAAAACATCTGCAAATATCTTACGTTTTGCTCAAACACATGCACCAATACAAGCGTTTAATGGAGAGTTAAAAAAGTTTAGTCAAGCATGGGATGACATAAGTTTAGATGATGCGAAAGCTTTGTTATCTGAAAGAGGTCATAACGTAACTGACGTAACGACATTAGAAAATACTTATAAAACAATTCAAGCTGAATTAAGAGGTAGGCAAGCTATTGGTCGTCTAACTACATTTGCAGCCTTTGGTTTATTTTCAACTGATCGATTAAGAGGAAACGGTGTTTATGATAAGACAAGACAACGTACTAGAAGAGAACTTGGATGGAAACCTAGAACATATAAAGGTTTAGACGGTAAATGGTATAGCTACGAAAACATGGGTGCTCTAACTGATTGGTTAGCATTAACTGCTGATATCTTAGATAACTTCGATGTTGGATTAGGTAGTAATCCTGGCACTCTTGATGAAAATGATTTAGGAACTTTATTTAATAAGGCGGGACATATTCTAAGTGCAAACTTAACTAATAAATCATTTACAGCTGGTTTAGAGCCATTAAACGATGTTTTAGCTGGAAACCCAGCTGCATTAAGTAGATGGGGTGCAAGTTTTGGAAGTAGTTTCTTGCCTATGAGTGGTATGAGAAATGAACTAGGAAGATTAATGAGTCCAGCTCTTAGAGAAGTTGAACAAGATTTAATACAACTTATTGCTAATAGAAATATTGGGATGAGAGATAAATTACCAGTTGTTTATGATTGGATTGATGGAAGTGTAATTGGAGAACCTGATAATTTCTTCCAACGTGTTCATAATGTATATTCTCCTTGGTGGAAACAATCTGGGGCTCTAACTCCAGAGAAACAATTTTTAATTGATATTGAATATAATGGTAGACCTTCTCTAAAATCCAATGGAAAAGGCGTTGAATATACTCCAATAGAAAGATCTGAAATAACTAGTTTAATAGGTCAACATGGTTATTTTAAAAAACAGTTAAAGTTAATAATGCAAAGTAGTGATGGTCAAGAGTTTAGAAGATTATATAGAGAAGCACAGAAAACAGGTGTACCAATTGATAGAAAAAAATTCCTTAACTTGCATCACCGTATAAATTTAGCTTTACGACAAGCTAAAAAACTAGCTGAAGCAACGTCAAGTAGTAGAGAATCTATACAACAGAAAACAACCATAAATAAATTAATTGAATCTGCCACCAAAAGAGGAGATACAGATTTATTAAAACTTATAAACGAAAAAAACCGATAACCAATAGAGGGTAATGGCTACAACTTATGTAGAGAATGGAGGGGCAGTAAATGGCTCTAATTTAGAGTACACATTTTCCTTTCCATATTTAAAAACTGAAGACGTCAAAGTAGCACTCAATGGAGTAGTGCAAGCAACAACTAAATATACAGTCTCCACCTCGCCAACTAAAATTACTTTTAATAACACAAGTGTCGATAGTACATACCAAGAATCCAGCGGTGCTCCTAAATCAGGAGTAACCGTTAGGGTTTTTAGGGATACAGATGTTGATACTGCTAAAGCTGTATATGCAGCTGGTTCATCTATTAGAGCTACTGATCTAAATAACAACGAAGATCAACTTTTGTATGCTGTACAAGAAGAACAAAACCAACCAGCTTTTACCGCTACATCTGCTATTCAAGGCGATATGTCAGCAGCGGATAAAGCTAAACTTGATGGAATAGAAGCTTCAGCAACTGCAGATCAAACAGGAGCTGAGATTAAAACAGCCTATGAAGGCGAATCAAATACTAATGCTTTTACTGATGCAGAGAAAACAAAACTTGCAGGGATAGAAGCTTCAGCTACAGCAGATCAAAGTAACTCAGAGATTAAAACAGCTTACGAAGCTAATAGTGATACAAATGCATTTACCGATGCTGAGAAAACTAAGTTATCAGGAGTAGCAGCTTCAGCTAACAATTATGTACACCCTAACCATAGTGGTGAGGTGACATCTACAGCTGACGGAGCTACTGTTATCGCTGATAATATTGTTGATGAAGCTAACTTAAAGGTTGATAATAGTCCTACTAATGATTATGTATTAACAGCTAAATCAAGTGCTGCTGGTGGTCTTACATGGGCTGCAGCAAGCGGTGGTGATGCTAACCAAAATGCATTCTCAAACGTAGCGGTTAGTGGTCAAACTACCGTAGCTGCGGACTCAACAACTGATACGGTAACACTTGTAGCAGGAACTAATGTCACGATTACAACTGATGCATCTGCTGATTCAGTAACAATAAATGCGGCTGGAGGATCAAGTGGATTATCAGCTGTTGTAGGAGATACAACTCCACAACTAGGAGGTAACCTTGATGTTAACTCACAAGATATTGTCTCTACATCTAATGGAGATATTGACTTAGATCCTAATGGTTCAGGTAAGGTTGTCTTTAAAGGTAATGCAACTAAAGGTGCTGGTCAATTCAAACTAAATTGTGAAAATAATAGTCACGGTATAGTTATTAAAGGACCACCTCATAGTGCAGCTGCGAGTTATACATTAACCCTTCCAAATGATGATGGCTCTGCAAACGAAGTTTTAAAAACTGACGGTAGTGGAAATCTAGATTGGGTTGCTCAGACTACAGATACCAACACTCAATTATCTAACGCAGAAGTTAGAACAGCTGTCGAGGCAGCAACTGACAGTAATGTATTTACTGATGCAGA